TGTAATTCACCCAAGCCCATGTCGTCATCAGACACACCTGAGTCAATAGCAGCACGTTCAATCATAGAGATTGCTTTGGTTAATTCTGTTGGGAATACACCATCTTGTTCTACATTGGCGATCTCTTCAGTCTCACCAAACAATGCTAGAGTATCATTCACCTTGTCAATAAGAATGTTGATACCAGCAGCGGTAAAATCACCTGATGGATTAGCAGCATCCATAGTTTCGTTAAATGCAGCGTCTGCTTCATTCATCTTTGCTTCCATCTCTGCTTCATCAGCGGATGGGGGTGGAGTCATATCCATACCTTCTGTTGGAACTTCTTCCATAAATTTGTCTCGTAATGCCATAACTTTATTCTCCTTCAGTGTTAAGTAGTTTATCATTAGTAGGTTTTTCAACCATCAGTGTAAAATTATTATCGATCTCTGTGACTGCATCTTCCATAGATATAACATTTTCATCTGCTTGGAAGTTTTTATCTAGGTATCCTAATTCTTTTAGTACGTCGATAGTGTATACTCTATCAAATGCTTGAGCGTAAGTCAAGCAACTTTGTTCAACGAGTTTATTTACAGCCTCGTCTAGATTATGTAAGCGAGCAACACCATGTATACATTGATCTTCATAGGCGTCCATCCACTTGTTAAATTCTTTTTTTGTTTTCCAAATCTTTTTATTTTTTTTACTCATTTAGTTTTCTCCTGATATTTTATCTTTGGGTAAGAATGCTTGTATGTTAGAGGGCTGAGGATTAGCCATAGCCTCTCCTAGAGTTGGTGGGGCATCAATAGGCGACACTCTACCTGAAGCCTGCTTGGCGGCTTCCTCCTCTGCTTTGAGGGCTGCTTCTGCAAAGTCCTCTGGTAAATTCAGTGTGCGTACAACTTCTTTCAAAAGCATTTGTCTAGGAACGCCTAAGTTAAGTAGTGTTGGCAAGTTCTCAAGTAGTTGTCTTTTTGCTACAGTCTCAGACAAAGGTGTTGAACCTTGATCACTAGCAAACGCAGCGAAGTCACCACGTAGGTCATCTTCTGTTACAATAAACGTATCGACACCAATGTTAAGTACTTGAGGTGTCTCACCTTCCATCAGAGTTGCTGTGATAGCAAGATACTTTAGTGCACACTCTTCAATCATAGCATCACGCTCACGAGCAAGTCTACCTAATTCAGATGATGAGTAAGCAGCCAATGCTGTAATTTCTGATGCTGTTGTTCTAGAACCCATGCTCTCACCTCTAGTAAAAGGTGCAAGAATAGATCCGTTATTTAAATCTTTTTTAACTTCGTTATGATATACGTTAAGTTCGGTGGGCATAGGGTTGTGTGGTATGGCTCTGATTGCTCCATCTAAATCTTCTTCTTCAGTCTCCACAAACAAACCATCTATCCCCGATGTAAGTTGAGCCATAGATTCTTCATCTAACACACCTGCTTTGACTAGGTACTGTCTGGATGCTTTACGTATGGAGTTAGCCATAAATGAACGGATAGTGTTTACTTCATAGAGTTGATCGTAAACACGTTTCATTGCAGAGTAACCCAACAACGGCTGACTAGGAATTCTGTTGAAGTATAGTGAAACAATAGGGACAACAGGCTTACCAGTAGAATCTCTGAAGGGAATAAACTTTGTTCGTTGTAATATTTTATTCTCTCTTTGGATATGCGGGCAATAAAAAATAAGTTCATCATTCACGAGATCGTACATTTCAATAATAGAAACGTATTGCGAATACTCTGAATGAGCAGTAGCATCTGGACCATCACCATATTCAGGATCAATACCATAGCCAACTTTAAAATAATGTTCTTTGGACTCGGCGGTAAATTTCTTTGCACCAAATTTATCTTTTGCTTCTTCGATAGGCATCTGATACTTGTGTCCAATAAATCTTTGTTTGTCAAAACGAGGAGCATCACGATCAAGGATTATGTCCCATGGAGCAACAGAGACTGGAATTACTCTGTTATAGATGTCTCCCTCAGGTTGAGGAACTAATTTAATAAAGGACATAGGGTAGATCAATGCTAAACGAGCAGAGTTCTCAATCTCTTGTCGGCATTGCAGCAAAAAGTTATTGGCAACTTCTTGTGCTTTCTCAGCATCACCTTTGTTCTTAAGACCTTTCTTAAGAACCACGGCGGGATTTTTTGCAAATAAACTTGCAATGAATGATTCGATGTAACCATAACCCTCAGATGTCTGTATAGACATTTGGCTGTTGTTACCACCGTATAGCATTCCGTAGGATCCTTCTTCCCAAAACCTACATTCGTATACATTTTTATATCGTTCTAGTTCAGCACGTTGGCTATCCCAAAACTCTTCGTGTTCGTCACACAAGTATGTTATGTCGTATTCTTTCATTTGTAACCTCCTTTACCATCTCCACCACGGACGTTCCATGGTAGACTTCGTTTAGACATTTTAGTTTTTTTAACTTTCTTCCACTCTTCAAGATACATGTTTCCAATAGAAGTTTCGTATTCAAACGGCATATCCTTAATTACATAGTAAGCCAGAGCCATACTTATCACGATATCATCGTGTCCGTTACGTGGGTGCACAGGCTTTCCTTTGTCATATTGAATCATCTCTAGTTGTTTGATAACTTCTATATTTAAACTAAATAGTAGTTCGTCCTCTATATAGTCTTTTAAATTCTCAAATAGTACAGGTCTTGTATGGTTATTAGTATAGAATGCTTTTCCTTTTTTATTTTTCCATAACTTAGGATACTTCCACTCTTTGAGTTTCCATAGTACAACTTGACCTACATTGTTTGCTTCTACTATAACCTTTGCGTTATTCCACTTCAAGCCTTCAGCCCAAATTACTTCTGCAAACTTTACTGGTGTAATCTTATTGCTCCAATATTGACAAACGACTTGACGTGTTTGGCAATCCACTATGGAGAAAGCATTATAGTCTTTTCCAACCCCAGCAGATACATCAACACCCATAACGTAATCATGGTTAAAATCCACGTTAGAATACGTCTTAAGGTCTCCCCTAGGGTTAGGCATAGGCTCTATCTCTTCAAGGCTCTCAGGGCTGAAATATGGCGTCCCTGATGAACGAAATGCCTCTTGTACGGTAGCAGGGTATTCACGATAAAATTTATCTTTACCTAGAGTTGCAATCTGTTTACGTCTCCAGTATATTTGTTCATCTGTGAGATCGTGTTCGTCTTTAATAATTTCTTCTTCCTTCCGTAGTTCAAATGTAGGAGGGACAGGTGTCTTATAGTTGGGGTGCATATACCATGGGAAGAATACAACCTTCCACTCTGGATCTTCAGCAGCAAGATTTTCCATAATTAATTTATAGAACTTGTCACCCATCTCATTGGGTGTAGATTCGATGATGATCTGGTTAGCACCAATAGTAGCCATCATAGTCGATAGGAATTCATCTTGGTCTTCATAGAAAGCAAACTCAGAAAGGTGAACACCATCAAGTTGGAATGATCTGGTACCACCCTTGGAGGATGCTGTGAATGAACGGAGGGATGCTTTTGAATCTTGAAACACCATCTCAGAAACATTATTTTTAAAAATATTTTTTTGCATTTGTTGTGGCAAGTTACCATGAAAGGTCTTATCCATACTAGCAATGTTTACAGAAGCATCTTTGGTGTGTGCAATCACACCGTAGGAGCGTGGCTCTACATCATAGTAAGACTGATAAAAGAACCAACTCCGTATGAGGGTGCTGATTCCTAGTTGTCGTGCCTTCAAAACAATAACCTTGTCGTAATTCTTTAACACATCCATCATGTACTCTTGTGCGGGGAATGGGTCAAAGTAATCTAATTTCTTTTTTTCTTTATTATAGATCGTCAGTAATCTTACAAACGTATCAAAGTCTAAAGTCATATAACGTTCTCCTTTGTTAATATTTATTTATTACCATAAGTAGTATAGCATAGTAGATAAGGGATTGTCAAATTTGTGCTGCGTATTTTTTGGCTCCCTATGGTACCCTATTACTACTATGGTGTATGGTGGCCCCCCTATACCTCTGTAGCCTCTTGTATACTGTTACCTATGCGATGGTACTACTATAACTCTACTGTGCGTTCTACCCCTACTGGTAAGCCTCTATCGTTATCTAATTTATTTCTGTGGGATGGTAGTCATCATGACTCTAGTCTCAGTGAGTTGACAACAATGAAGGGAGGACATTACATCCTCCCCTCGGTAGTGGTTACTGCACATCCTTGATGATACGTTCTAGTCCCATCTTCTTTGCAGTACGATAGAACTCTAATAGTTCAAGGATGGTGATTGATTCAGTCATGCATTCCCACCCACGTTCGGTGTCCACTAACTCATCGAGTCCTTCTTCTGTGATAACATCACAAGCACAGATACCATCGCATCCATCGGGGATAGGTATATCTGGGTAATGCTCTGCGATGAGGCTGTGGTTGAACACCATAACACTACCATCTACATCCCATGTCTCTTCATCACCTAACACTACTATTACTCTTTCTGTTGCATCGTTTAACATTTGAATCTCCTTATGATTATATTAAAAAAACGAGCAGGGTATCTCTACCCCACTCTCTTATTATACCATATCCCTGAGGGTATCGCTGAACTATTATCAACTTTCTTGAAGGTCAACGAACTCATACCCATCGTCATCATTCATCTCTTCCCTGATCTTTCTAGTGCCTATCTTGTCAATGATGTAATATCCCTGATCTTCGTACGATAATTTATCATACTCCTCTTGTTCTTCTGGAGATAGCACGATCACTACCTCACTCACTGCTGTTATTGCTATTGTTGCTATATATTTTTTCATCTGGATCTCCTTATAGTTTAGATGTAATTATTATTTTATAGTGTCTCGGACTAATGAGACGATGCCCCGTTTATGGTCGGGGCCACACCATCGTAGACTATTCGGCTACATAGAACTCGTCCGTGTCGGGATGCTTGACTATCTCTAACTTCTCACCCACATAGTAAGCGGTCAAGGTGGAAGGCACAAGGATGACGGGCTTGCCCTCATCACAGAACACCAAGTCAGCATCATTCACTTCGTTGAGGCTGCCTTCGTAGACAACATCTCTCCATTCCTTTTGCTCGTAGAAGTAATTCTCTGGGTCAGGTAAGGTTGAGTGGTCGTCTTGGAAATTCTCTATCGCTTCATCAATAGTGAACTCTTCCTGACCGAACTCGTATGGAGCATCTTCATCACCAACCATCTGGACTTGGATGCGTCCAGCGAAATCCATTCCTCGTTCATCAAAGTCGTGAACCACATAGATGTGAGGAACTTCCTTCCCTTCTGCTAAACACTTCTTGGCTACGATGTTGAGTTTATCAGCCACGTTCACCCACATTTGACCGAAAGGTCCCCACGCTGTTGATCCAGTGAAAACCAAATCTCCGTCATCGGCAATGTAAACATCTCCATCACATAGTCCCCACTTGGTTCCCCAAACATTAGAACAGAAGTCATACGAGCCAATGATGTTCTCTGTAATTTCAGCATCAGTCAATCTCTGTCGTTCTACGTCTGTGAGTTTTCTACTGCTTCCATCTGGAAGTTCTACCCACACACTCTCTCCGTTCCACGCACCAGAAGTCAATGAACCTTCTCCATCTATGAAGTCGCTCCACTTTGGTTCTGGAACAAACACATCACAGAAGTTGCGTTCATTATCTCCTTCGTTTCCTTTCTCATAAGCATCCATCCATTCCTGAATGAGTTGCTGTCCTGCTTCGTTTCGGGCTGTAATAGTCCCGTAGTTGCTTGCGTAATTAGGCATTTTATTTCTCCTTATAGTTTAGTAAATGCTGGGGGCAATCCCTTACCCCACTCTATTATTATAACACATTTTTCATAGAAAGTCAAGGACTATCTACAACTTTTTTCATATTTTTTTGGCTGCGTTATTCACCAGAAAATACGAGGCTGCTTTAGGGGCAGCCACTCCCATTGATCTACTTGAGGTAGAACATCTTCTCTGCCGCAGCACAGGCAGCGTCAACTCTATCGTCATCCCAACCCATCTGCTCTATCCAGTCAAACATAGGATCAACATTGAGTTTGATGATTGCTTGTGCTGGAAGAGCATCAGGACGATCTGCTTGTAGTTTATCCCACGCTTCTATGGCGTCAATCTTGAGTTCATAGTCTTCATTCAGCCCGAAGTCCTCAACATCAACGCAGTCATAGAAACAGAAGTCGCTCGTTCTATTGTTCCACCAGATAAATTTGGTTTTGTTTCTCGCACCGCTAATCATCGCAGCGATCTGGGGTTGATTGAGACGAACCTCTTCATCCCAAGAATGATTGCCGCTCCAGCAGTAGCGGATGCCTGTGTCGTAATTCGCTGGGTTAGTGATGTAGTCAAGCACACGCTCGGCATCTGTGTAATTTGTGTTAGATTTATTAGTCATTTTATTTCTCCTTGTAATTTAGTAAAATGCGTAAGCCACAATCCCTCGTTGCTTACATAGTAAATAGTCTATAGAAATCCCAAAAGCACATTATCTACCAAAATAAATGAAAATAATTTTGAGAATTTCTTTACCCTACTCTATTATTATAACA